TCACGCCTGTCTCCCTGCGGTGCGGCAAATGTCGCAGGTGTAGGGGCAGGGCGGGACCTTCTCGGCAGGCACGAACGTCACTCCGGGGAGGACGTAGCCCCGATGCATCTCTGGCTCGTCGCCGGCTCGTTCGCGCTCGTTGTCCGGGGCGAACGTGCGGCCGACGTCTTGGGAAGAACTCACCGCCGCCCCTTCCTGTGTCCGCTCGGGTGGCTACGGATTTCCCGGCTTACCTCGTACGCCTTTTTCAAGTTCCGGTCACTCAGTGCTTCGTCGAGTTCGGCTTTCAAGGCCGCGCAGACGCCGCACTCAGGCGCCAGGCGGACGCCGTACAACCATCCATCGATGGGCAACTCAACTGGCTCTTGTGAGTACTGGGTCGGAGCCGTCACCGTGTGCCCGCGCAAGTCCTGGTCGGGCCCCCGCACCGGTGGCACTGGCAGGGCGGCCACGCCCCCGTTGATGGGATACGTGCCGAGGGTTTCACTCGACTCTCCGGCCGGAGGGATACCCGGTTCCCTGCTCTGTCGGTTCGGTACACCGCGAGTGTCATGCCACTCATGGCGCCTCCTACTGGTTGCTCGGTTGTCCTTCCGTCCCCCGTTGACAACGCGCCGAGCCACGGCCGTGGAAGCCGTTCCGGCGAGCACTCATAGCCAACCGCCGGGGATCGCTGCGGGCCACCGCATCCATGCGGCACCCTTGATGCACCTCCGATGCACAGTTGCGCAGCATGGGTAAGACCCTGATCGAGCAGGGAAGGGGGCTGAAGTGGGCCTAGCCGAACAGCGAAAAGCCATGGGTTACAGTCAGGAGCGCTTCGCCGCCGTAATCGGTGTCGACCGCACAACGGTTGGCCGCTGGGACCGCGGAGTGACAACACCCGAGGCGTATCACCGGCCCAAGATGGCCGAAGCGTTACAACTGAGCCTCAACGAACTCGACGCATTGCTGACTCCGCCACGAGCAGATTTCCAGGAGTGCACCGCGTCGCCGCCTTGCGACCGACACGGCACTGAGGAAATCGATGACATGATCCGACGTGAGTTTCTACGCCTGATGGTGGTGGCGGGCGCCTTGACTGCACTGGCACCCGGCGACGCAGACGCGATAGCCGAGATAGTAGACCGACGTTCGGCGGACGACTTCCGATTGATGAACAGTCACCTGTGGCAGGTTTATCAACTGGCCCGTTCCAAAAGATCCGTGACCCCTGTTGTGCAGGATCAGCTTGGCGCGCTGAATGATGCACTGAAGGAATCGAGTCGCGGGGCTGGCCTATGTGAGGCCGCGGGCGACTTGTTTCAACTCGCCGGAGAACTCTCGTTTGATGGAAATCGCTACACGGACGCAGCAGCGTCCTATGCTTTGGCCGCATCTGCGAGCAGTAACGTGCAAGCATTTGACCTATGGGCGTGTGCACTCGTTCGTCATGCCTATGTCGACCTCTATGAGGGGCGCTACACGGAAGCCGCCGAAACCCTGGACGTAGCGGGGCGAGTTGCTAAGCGTGGTGACAGTGCATTGTCCACCCGCCATTGGGTTGCCTCGGTGCAAGCTGAGGTGTATGCCGGGCTGCAAAACCTAGGTGCCTGCGAAAGAGCCCTTGATGAAGCGCAGCGCGTAGCCGACCTGGCTACGCCTGTCCACACCGGTGGATGGCTTCGATTCGATGGGTCTCGACTCGCTGAAGAACGGGGGGCGCGGTACGTGCAGCTCGGGCGGTTGGACCTTGCCGAGGAGACACTCAAGCGCGCACTCGAATCGAGGGCGCTGTCCAAAGGCCAGTCTTTCCGGCGTCGCGGGGCGGTGCTGGTGGACCTGGCCGCAGTTGGGGCAAAGCGCCGTGACGTGGAGCAAGTCATAACCTATGGCGGTGAGGCGCTTCAACTCGCCAAGCAATCCGGCTCGGGGTATATCGCACGTCGGCTCCAAGGTCTTCAAATGGATCTACAGAAGTGCGGGCGAGATGGTCGCGTGGCCTCCTTCAGTACTGAAATCGGTTCCCTGCAAACGATGTTGAGAAAGGGGTAAGAGTGTCGCAGCGAGATGGGTCAAAGGTGTTCCGTGAGGCATGGATCGCGGGGGTGCGCGAGCATTTCCCTGGAGACCCGAAGCCGGGATATGTGACGCCTTGGGATGGCACTCCCGAATGGGAGCGTCAAGCGGCAGGTGCCGTGTATGAGCAGGTTCGCCAATTCCTCGCATTGAGCGACGGGAACGCAACGCGACTCACGCGCGAACAGAAGGGGCGCTTCGTCGCCACTTGCTGGACGGCTCAGATGTATAAGCACTTCGAAAGCCCGAAGCCTGGATACGTGGCTGACTGGCCCGCTCTCCCGGACTGGCAGAAGGAAACCGACTCGGACATTTTTGAGGCCATCGAAAAGTCGCTGCTTTAAGACGGTACATCTGATGGACGCCCGGACGGCGTAGCAAATGGCTCTCACCTTACAGGTGGGGGCCATTTGCCTTGGGGCGCTCACATACGCCGCCGGTCCGGGGTGAGGATGGCCGGCTGCGATTTTGATGGGCCGGGGTCCGGCGACGTGGGCGCGCCATCACGACGGCACACCAGCGCGTCCGGATCGCCCGGCGGGACCTGGAGGCGATACCCGGTCGGGCAGGTCTGCCCGTCCCGGCCCGGAGCACCATCCCGGCCCGGCGCCCCGTCCTTCCCCGCCGTCCCCGCAGGGCCAGCAGGCCCGGCCGGACCCGCGGGACCAGCCGGCCCCGGGACCGTCGAATCGGATCCGTCCTTCCCATCGCTGCCCGCCGCACCCGTCCGCCCGGGTGCACCAGACGGCCCCGTCGCGCCGGGCTTCCCCTGCGGTCCCGTCGCGCCGACCGGCCCCGGGATCGGCACCGGCACCCGCGCCCGGTCCGACAGGCCCGCGATGGCCTGCGACGGATCCGGCGCGGCCGGCGTGCGGCCGGCCGCCTTCACCTGCGCTCGCAGCGTGCGGACATCGGACGCCAGCGTCGACACCGCCGAGCCGCGCCGGTCGGCCTCGGCGGCGAGCTGGTCGGCGCGGCTGGCCTCGGACGTTATCCGGGCCCAGATGATCAGTACGGCACCGGCGAGCGCGACGAGCGTGCAGACGAGCGCGAGGGATCGCCAGCGGTGCGCGAGGGCCCGCTCGGTGCGGGTCACGGGGTACCTCCCAGGGTGATGACGAGGGCGCGGAGTCGGGCAATCTCGGCCTGGTCGAGGGCGCGGAGCGCTGCCTGTTCGGCGAGGGCGAGGGCCTGCTCGTGAGTCTTCCGGTCGAGCCGGTCGCGCTCCTCTTGCAGGTTGTCGGTGAGAGAGCTGTAGCCGGTGAGGGCGTTCTCGCCCCGCTTGCCGAGGTACGCCACCACCGCGCCGGAGAGCACCCCTGCGAGCGCGAGCACGCTGCCGAGGGTGGTGGCGTCCAAGGGGGTCCTCCTACTGGATCACACGGGGAAGACGGGGGTTCACCGTCTCGGTAAGGCCCGGCCCGGTCGGGCCACCGCTGGTGGCTATCGCGGTGAGCAGGGCGAGGGCCGCAGCCATCCCCGCGGCCGACAGAGCGCCGGGCCAATCGGCGTCGACGATCCCGGTCGCATTGGCGCCGAGGATCGCGACGAGGGCCTGAGCGAAGGTGCGGACGGCACGCTCGGCGGTGGCCTTCCAGAACGCGGACGTGTTCATGAGCAACTCCTACTTGAGCTTGAGCTTTTGCCCCACGCGGATCACGTCGGGGTTCTTGATGGCGTTGAGCTTCACCAGGGCGGCGACGGTGGTCTTGAACCGGACAGCGATGGCGCCGAGGGTGTCGCCGCTCTTCACCGTGTACGTCGCGGCCGAGCCGTTGCCGGGCCGGACCTTGAGGCGGGCCGCCACGTCGTCCCGGAAGTCGGCCATGCCGACGAACGGGCCGCCGGCCGGGTCGATCTTGTCGTCCGACCACTCCCGGTGGGCGATTGCCGAGCGGGCCGTCCAGCCGTGTGCCCGGCACAGTGCGGCGGTTGCTTTGACGATGGCGTCGTACTGGACGGCTGGCCACGGGTCCTTGCTGTCGCCGAGGTTGACGCACTCGAACCCGTAGAAGCGCGAGTTGCCGTCAACGCCGTCCGCGTTGCCCTTGGTCGGGCGGGGCGGGCGCTCGCCGTAGTCCTCGGCGATGACGTGCCGCAGGACTGCCGGGTCGCCGCCGCCAGCGTGGTTGGCCCGGCCGTACCCAACGACGTGGACGGTGCCCGCCTTGTCGATCACGCCGTGACACAGGGGGCCCGGCAGGGCGGCGTAGCCGGTGCGGCAGATGCTCACGCTCGAATCGGTGCCCTTGGTCACGGTGTGGTGGATCATCACGCCGTTCATCGGGCCCCACGCGCCGTGGCCGGCGCGGTTGTGGTGCTCGGCGTCGCCGACGATTTCGACGGTGAGTCCCTCGGCCCGCAGGGCGGTGATGAAGCGGTCGAAGGAAAGGGGAGTTGCCATGGTGTTCCTCTCAGAGTTGGCGGGCGAACCGGGCGGCAGAGCCAATGGAACCGCCGCCGCCGAATTTCCCGCCGGTAGTCGCGCCGCTGGTGCGCTTGGTCTGAATCTGGATTTTGAGATCCGGGGAATTCCGGTAAGGGGAAAGGTCGAGCGTCACCGCTGGAAAGGTGTACGTGAGTGACGCGGGCACGCTGCCCGACGCAATGACGGTGGTGTCGTTGACGACTACCTGCCACGCCCCGCCGGTGTAAGTGGGGCTCACGTAGTCACCGATGAAGACGAGGCCGAGTGAAAGCATCGCTGCGCGCGGCGTGATGATCGTCTCCCACGTCGTCATGAAAGACGCGGCCGTATCGTCGTAGGCCATCACCCGCATGTTCGTGGGGTAGAAAGGGACTTCGTCGACCTCGCGGCCGGCGCGCTCCAGCCGATCGAGGCGCTCCTCGACGATCGCAAGGCGCTCCATCGGGTCCCGGCTCTTGGAGTAGGCAGGCACGTCACACCGCCCCGCACTTGAGGGTGATGCGCTCGCCGCCCGACTCGGTGACGGTCGTCTCGATGGACAGGATCCGCAGCTCGCTCCGGCGCCCGGTCGGCATCCGCTCGTCCGGGGCGATCACGACGAGGGCCACGTCCCCGACCTGATACGAGCCGTAGACCGGATCCGCATCCGCCACCACCTGAAAGGTCGGCTGCGTGTCAGCCTGCGTGGCGGCGGCCAGATCAGCACGGGCCGTCCCGTCCAGCCGGGTTTGGTCGAGGACATCCGAGTACGTCGTCACCCGCTCCAGCAGCGGGTAGCCGGCCGTGAGCATGTCGGACGCCTGCGCCGAGCTGTTGAGCCGAGCCTCGCCGGTCCCGGCGCCGAGCGCGGTCACGTCGGTCGCCACCTCGACGCCGTTCTCGGGCCAGTCGTAGTCAAGGATGCTCGGCTCGGGCCCGCCGCTGGAGAACACGAGACCCGACTCGGCCGCCGACTGGCGACCCCGCCGCGGATACCAGACCCGGGCCCGCTTCACCCGGGCCGGCGGGTTGTTGTTGGCCGGCTGCGTCCAATAGCACTCGACACCGAAATCAAACCCGTCGTCCGCCGTAGCGAGAGCGGCGATGGCGTCATAGATTACCGGCCGCTCGTACCCGAAATATGTCGCCACTCGATAAATGCCGGTTGCAGGTTCGCCCGCGAGATTTGAAATTCCCACGCCGATATCCCCGTACGGTTGGACGGCGGCGTACCGGAGCAACGACCAGACCATGTAACGCTGATCAGCGTAAAGCCACTGGCCGTCAGGCACATAGGCGGGATTCGTGATCAGGCTTTGGTCGGTGGAAAGCGTCGTGCGGACGGTCCGCCGCTGGTAGTACGACATGAACTCGGCGGCCTGGATTGCCTTCCCGCCCTCGACGAGTTCTCGCGTCCACACGATCCCGCCCCACACGATCACCCCGTCCCGGTCCACCCACACGGCGGTGCGGGCCGGCCGGGTCGCGGTGTCGGGGTCCAGCGGGATCGTGTCGTCGGTGTACGGCACCGTCGCACTGAGGGTGCCGATGCCGTTCAGCTCAGTGGAGAACCGCACGTCACGTAGGGGCAGTTCCGCGAGTACCGCGTCCGTGCGCAGGTCGCAGAACAGGTAGGTGTAGGTGTGGCCAGCCATCACGCCACCCGTTGGACGCGCAGCCACGAGTCCGTGCGCATGATCGTCGCCGTGGTGTCCGTGGCCGCCTGCGCCCACTGCACAGCCAACGGGCCCGAACTCCCCGCGGTGCGCAGGATCCCCCGCAGGTGCAGGGTCTCGTCCGTGGTGTCCGCGCCGTAGCTGCGCGGCTGCGTGTTGGCGACGCTGTTGGGGTTCATCCGCACGGTAAACCCGTCGATGCCGACCGAGGCGGGGACGCCGCGGCCGAGCCCCACCGCACTCCAAGAACCATCCGAGCCGGCCGGCCCGGACAGCGCCACGTTCAGGTCACCGGTGGTGCCGCCGGAGTACACGAGGTACGCGTCCACGGTGTACGTCGACAGGGCGGTCACCGACACCGAGAGGTGCGGATCGGCCGACATGGCAACCGTGGAGGCGCGGGAGGTGTCGGCGGACTTGCGTGCGAACCCGCCGGCCCCCGCCCCGAGCGCCAGAGGCATGATGCTGCCGTCGGCCCGGCCGTAGGCGAACTGATCGATGTCGTACAGGTAGAACACCTGCCCCGGGTGGGGGCGTGGTGGCAGGACACTGTAGGCGACGGGCAGGATCCCGCCGATGGACACACTGAAATTCCGCAGATCGGCGATGTTGCCGCTCGTGATGCTCGTGACCTGCGGGGCCACTGCGATCGAGGCGAGGATCTGCGCCGAGGCTGGCAGGGCCGGGAGAACCGCAGTGGCGGCCGACGAGGCGTAAGCGCCCTGGATCACCTCAAGGCGCCACTCCGAGGTGCTGCCGCTGGTCTCGGCGTCGTACACCGAGGCGACAACGGCGTCCTTGCGGTACTGGCCGGCCGCGCCCGCCGGGGCGATGGTGAGGAACTTGTCGGCGTCGTTGACGCAGGTGTAGGCGCCATACCCGCCAACGTCGTGGTTGTCGACCCAGGCGAATCCCGCGCTGACGATGACGCTCATGTTCGGCGTGGCCGCCGCCCGTACCCTCAGCTGGTAGGACTGGTAGCTCGGCTTGACGCCCTGCCGGATCCGGAGCGGCGTGGCCTCATCGGCAGCAAACCCCGGATAGCACATGGACGCGCTGATGGCGCCGAGCCGGTCGGTGCGCGCCGGGTAAGAGCCGCCCTGCATCCAGGCGGGCGGGGTGATCTCGGCCATCGCTGGCCCCTTCCTCTACAGGCTCGTGTCCCGCCACGTGACGGTGAGCAGGGACGTTTGGCCGGGCGCGCCCGGCAGGGCCGCGCCTCGGTAGGCGATCTCGGAGTCACCGGGCGGCAGGACCGGCCACTCGGAGCCGGCCCGGACCCAGTCACGGCGGGGCGCGGATCCCATGAGCAGGACCGCCCGCGTGCGGGTGTCGACGGTGAGGTACTCACCCGGCTGGAGCGTGCCGGTGATGCTGAGCGTCGAGCTATCCCCGGCCGTGTTGGAGCCGCCGGCCGCGGCGCTGATTACCTCGACGACCGGCTGAGCGACCGGCCCGTCAATGCGCAGCAGCGGATAGGCGATGCTGTCCCCGCCGTTGGTGATGGTCAGCCGGCCGGACGATCCCGCCGAGCCGTACGTCCGCGGGTAGGTGAGCGGGTAGGTACGGCCGGCGCTCGGGCTATACGCCGTCGTGCTGGCTGTGTACTCCGTGAGGGAGTACAGCCGCGGGTCCGGGCAGTAGACCTCAAGGGCGGCCTCGCCCGTCGTCCACAGGTAGTGGGCGTCGTACGGGATCGAGCGTTTGCGGATCTTGCCGTACGCCACGATGTCCCAGTCGAGGAACCGGAGCGGGGCCGGAGCAGGTGCCGGCTGTGTCGCCCGGCGCAGTGCCAATTTCAGGTCCCGCAGCGCGGCCGGGTCATCGGCACGCAGGACCAGACCGAGTTGGATGGTGCGGGCGCCGGTGTAGTCCGGGCCGCTGTACTCCCCGTGCTGGGACGGCCGGTTGGTGTCGTCGCTCCGCACGTCCGGCAGGTCGTCGAGGCCGAGCAGGGACTCGACGCCGTACGGCGTGCCGGGGCCCATGAGCAGGTCACCCCACTGGATCCGGCCGATGGCCTCGGAGAGCATCGTCACCGCCTCCCCACGAGGCCAGACCAGGACAGGGCCCGCAGGATCCCGTCCGGCGTGGCGTCCGTCTTGTACAGGTTGAACGTCTGGTTCGGTGTCCCGCCGGAGCTGGGGCCGGCGTAGGCGCTGCTGAGCGCGCCGACGGCGGGCACGCCGGCCGCGCCGCGGGTGGCCGCGGTGGCGAGCGCGCCGGATGCCGCAGCCACCGCCCCGGCCGCGCCGAGCATGCCGCGGCGCAGGCCCTCGGCCGTCTGCGCGCCGATGTCGGCGAACACCCGTGATGGGGAATGGATCTTGAGTTTCGACTTGATGGTGTTCGTCATCACCGCGGCGATGAGAGACATCTGCCGCTCGATGAGCGACTGGGAGCGCTTGAGGCCGTCCACCATCCCCTGCGCCGCGCGAACACCGGCCCCGTACATCTGGTCCGCCACCGCCCCGCCGACCTTCCCCGCCGCGGTGGCGAGCTGCCCTTGCAAGCTGTTGACGCGGGCGAGTTCGGCGTCCGACGCGCGGGACAGTGCGGCGGCGGTGGCCGCCCCGCCCCCGACGCCTGCGTCCGTGATCTGCTGGAGCAGGTCCGCGCGCAGGCCGCGGGCGCGGAGCGCGGCGATCTGGGCGGCGAAGTCCTGCGCCTTCTTCACCGCCTGTTGCAGACCGACGGTGATCGCGGTCACCGAGTTCACGTCGGCGTGGCCCTCGGTGATGCTCGTCTCCCCGAGCACCTTGCCGGCCGTCTCGGCGGCGAGCTTGGCGCGGTCCGCGGTGATGCTCGCCAGGCGCTTCGTCGCCGCGGCCAGCCTCGTCGCCACCGCGTCCCGACGCGCGGCCAGTTGGAGCAAGTTGGCGTTATCGCGCCGGACACGGTCGAGAAGGGACCCGAGTCCAGAGACCTTGCGGCGGTTGCCGGCGTTCACGTCGATTGCCCGCGCGATCAGCGTTGTGACCTTCCCGAGGGTGGACTTGAGGGACGACGTGCTGCCAGTGATGCCCCTGATGAGGCCGTCGATCAGGGTCCGGCCGGCCGGGGTGAGCAGCGTTGCGTCCCGCCGCGGCGGTCCCTTCCAATCCGGGATGAGGCTGGTGAGTCCAGCGAGCACCGATTGCACGCCGGGGATCGCGGCCCGGATACCCGCGATGAGGCCGTGGACGATCGAGGCACCGGCGTTCCACAGGAGAGAGCCGAGGTTGCCGAGGGCGCCCGTGATCCGGCCGGGCAGGCTCCGCACCCACGCGATGGCGTCGCCCATGCCGGACTCGATCATGTTGGTGAAGCGGCCGGCGGCGTCGCTCGCCAGTGAGGCGATTCGGCCCGGCAGCGATGCGAGCACGCTGAGAGCCTTACCGGGCAGTGAGGCCAGCCACGAGACGATGTCGCGCACCATGTCCGGGATGACGGAGTGCCCGACGAGGTGATCGTAAAGCCACTCGAAAAGGCTGGAGATCTTATCGACAATCCACTTCACCGCGTCAATGCCCGGCTGCAATTTGCTCTGAAGCATCTTCATGAAGTCGATGACTTTTTGCAGTGCGGGAATCACGTACTTCGTGATCGCTTCCGCACTGAGGGAGACGAAAGCGGCGGCGAATTTGGCCAGCGGCGGCAGGATCTTGACGACGGCAGGGAGGAGCTGCGCCGCCACCTTGGTGCCCATCTCCGTGAGCTGCGGGAGCAGGGGCGCCACCGCTACCAGAACCTTCCCGATGGCCTTACCGACCTCGCCCATCGACGCCGCGAGCTGCGGCATGATCGGTGCCAGCGAATTGAAGATCGTGACGAGTTGGTCAGCGTACCCACTGATCAACTTCGCAATGATCGTCACCAGCCCCGAAAGCACTGGTGCCAGATAGGCGCCAATTCCGGACGCCACATTCTGAATTACCGGAGCCATCGCCTTGAATACCCGACCGAGCGCCCCGAAAATCGGCTCAATCGCGGGAAGCAGCGCGGCGATGATTTTGCCGACGGCCGGCAGCAGCGGCGCCAGCGCGGTGAGCAGCGATCCGAACGCCTTGGCCGCCTCGCCGAGGACCGGACCGAGTGCTCGGATGACCGGCTGGAGGGCGGCGCCCAGAGTCCGGATGAGGGACTGCACGGGCGGCCCGAGGGCGGTGAGCACCTGCCCGACGACGCCAAGGGCCGAGGCCAGCAACGGCCCCGCCGTCTGCGCGAGTTGAGCCATCGTCCCGAACAGCGCCCGGAGACCGCTCTGCACCTCGGGGGTGGCGAACGCCTGCCGCATGCTGCCCGTGATCTGCGTCAGCGTGGTGAGGAACCCGCCGCCGCTGGTCTGCGCGGCGGAGAACAGGTTGCCGATGATCCCGACGACGTTGCCAGCCATCTGCATGAGCTGACCGAACAGGCTGACGGCCGTCTCGATCGCGCGCTCCATCGCACCGGACTTGAACGCCGCGCTCATCCGCTCCGAGAGGCGGTCGAGCGCCTGCCCCGCGGCGCCGCTCAACCGCTGGAAAGCGGGCGCAGCGGCAGCGCCGATCTGCCCGAGCCCCTGCACCACGATCCCCGGCAGACGAGAGAACGAGGACATGCCCGCCGTGGCGCCCTGGAGGGCGATACCGAGGGTGCCGTCCCGGCCAAGCGTCCGCGCCGCCGACAGAGCGCTCTGTGCCATCCGGTTGAGGGTGCCGGCGGACGCGTCGAGGGCCTGCCGCAGTACCGGCAGGGTGGCCGCCGCGGTGCTCCTCAACTGCGTGTCGAGGCCAGCGAACACCTTCTCTTGAACGGAAGCCTTGATCGCGTCCAAACCCGGCTTGGCGTCCCGCAGGGCGCCCACAAACGCCCGCGCGGACGGCGTCAGCCTCGCGAGGGCCTGCTCGTACTCGTCCGCCTTGGTCGGGTCGAACGCCGCCTTCACCGCGTCGCCCACACCAGACACGGCGAGCTTCAGCGCGCCCGCCGTCGTGGCCACCCCGAGCACCCCGGTAGCGGCCAGACCCGCCGCCGGAGCCATCTGCGCCAGAGCCGCCGTAGCACCCGCGGCCACCGGCACGATCGCCCCCACCGCCGCACCCACCCGAGACAGCGACGCTGACAGGCCGCCGAGGCTGCCCGCCATGTCGCCGAGCCGGCCGAGCGCGCCCCGCAACCTCTCCGTGTTGGCCTCGGCATCGTGCACGTCGACGTGCACGTCTATCTCTGGGTTGGCCGCGTCCACGGCGGTGGCCGCCGCGCGGATGTCCGCGAGGTTCGCGGCGGCCTCGGATACGAACGCCCGCACGCCGATGTCTGGGTGGGTCCGCGCGAGGCGCTCGACGTGGGGTTCGAGCCTGTCGAGCTGTTTGAGGGCGTCCTCGACGCTGATATCGACGCCGATGCGCTGGCGGCCGAGGCGGTCGAGGTCGCGCCGGATCCGGTCGAGGTCCCGGTCAAACTGGTTGGAGTCGTCCCTGATCTCGACGGGCGGGATGTTGTTCGTCGCCGCCTGCACTCGCCGTTGCAGGGACTCGCCGAGCGCCTGCCCGACGGTCGAGCCCTGCCGGGTGGCGTCCGCGACGATCCCGCTCGTGTTCTGGAGATCGACCTGAAGATGACTGATCAGGTTGGGGAGATTGATCTGCTCGGCCATCGGTGCCACCTCCTATCTGCGGGTCATCGCGGCGAGGTCCATGAGTCCGGGGCCGCTGGTCTGCTGCTCGGGAGCGGTGCCGCTGCGGTGCGCGGCGCGGTGCTGGTCGGCCAGCGTCATGAGCTGGTGCAGCGTCATGTCCCAGAAGGCGCCGGGCGGAAGGTGGAGGGCGCCGACGGCGAGGTAGTAGCACTCGGCCCAGGGGAAGGCGTCACCGTCTCGACCGGCCGGGCGGCCGGGGCCGCCGCGGCGTTTCCCTCGGCGCTCTTCATCGCCTGCTCAAAGGCGCGGGTGAACGCGGTGACATACGAATCGAGGTGGCCCGGGTGCAGCAGGTCGCCCAACTGCCGGCCGTCGCGCCGCTTGTAGACGATCTCGGTCACGTGCCGGCGGCCCTTGGCGTCCTGGTGCTCACGGACGTACGGCTCGAACATCCCGGACGAGACGGCCCCGGCGCCGATGATCTCGATGAGCGGGCCGAACGCTGCGCCGTCCGCCTGAATCACGGACTGCACCGCGGCGACGGAGCCGAACCGGGCCTCGATGAGGGCCAGTCCGCGGAACGAGTAGACGAGGGGGACCTCGGTGTCGTCGGCGAGGGTGATGGTGGTGCCGGGGGCGAGCAGGTCAATGCCTGTGGTCATGGTGGTGTGTCCTTGGGTCAGTGCCGGGGTTCGGCCTGCGGGTGTTGCGTGCGGCCGGGCGGGCGGCGCGGGGACGACCCGCCCGGCAGGTCTCACGTGACGGCGATGGCTACGGCGGTTTCGTTGATCACCGCGTCCAGCCACTTGCCGGAGGAGATCAGCGGGTCGGCGTCCGCCTCGAACGACACGGTGCGGAAGTCCTCATCGGCGAACCCAACCTCGGGAAACTTGCTGAGGGTGCAGCAGTAGAGGACCCAGTGCAGGTCACCGCCGATGATGTCCACGCCGTTGGCAGGAGTGACCCCCTCCAACTTGAACGAGGGGAGGGTGCTGGAGCCGGTGAGCGAGTACGTCGAGGTCTGCGCCGGGGTGGTGCCCGTGCCGGTCGTCGTGCCGCCAGTGATGGCCGCCAGAGCCGCGAGCGACAACTTGGCGTGCTCGACCTTGACGGTGATGCCCGAGATAGCCGAGTTGGTCGCAAGCGGCCCGTTGTCGCCGCGGAGCTTCTTCGTCTCGATGTCGCCGCTGATCTCGAACGACTTGATACCCGGCACGTCGATGGGCACGTCGTACGTGGCGGCGCCGCCGGCGGGGTCCGCGGTGAGCCGGCTGATCTTGGCGTCCTGGACGCCGTACACCTTGGTGATCGGGGAGAGAGGCATTGCGGTTCCTTCCTGGTGCCGGGGTCCGGCCCACGTGGGTCTGCTACTCGACGGAGAGGTCTGCGGACGGCGCGGCCATGACCTGCCACGTCTCGTCCCGCGGCGGCGACTCGGGCGGCAGGTCGCCCGGTACGGTCTCCAGCGCGCTGCCGGGGACGAGCGCGGCGAGGGCGTCGTCCACCGTCCCGGCGTCCTGCTCGACGATCACGCCGTCGAGCAGGTAGAAGAGGTAGCCGGGCAGACCAGCGACGGGGAACACGCACACTCCACCGGTCTGCGTCTCCTGATCTGCGGAGATGCGGAGGATGGGCCGGCCGGTGCGGGGCGGGAGCCGGTTGCCGAGGCTGCGCACCACCTCGTCACGGTCGAGCGGGACGTAGATCGGGGGCATGCTCATGCGGGGATCACCTCGGCGGGTGTCAGGGTCCGCTGTACCTCGACGGTGATCGAGTGGCGGACCCGGTTGTCGGCGATGGGGAACCGGTCGATGTCCCGCACGCGCACGGCCGATACCGGGCTCGGCGCGGCGGGCAAGGTGCAGCCGTGCAGCGCGACGGCGAGCACCTCGGCGAGGCCGTATCGCTCGGCGTTGCGGGCGCGGGCCGCGCCGGTCGCGGCGCGGGCGTGCTGGATGAGGTCGACGGTGAGGGTCTCGGTGACGACGATCTCGGCCGCGGTGTCACCGAAGTCACCGCAGGCGCCGGTGTTGGTGGTGATGGCCTGCTGCTGGATGACGATGAACGGCGGGGCCTGCCCGTCGCGGGGGCCGTCGCGGAACGCGGGCACCCCGAACGCCAGGGATTCGAGGCGGGCCTTGATGGCGCCCTCGGTGGTCGCGGCCATCACCGCCCCCTGATCTGTTCGAGGTTGCGGCGGAAGAAGAACTCTGTGGCCTCGACCGCCGGCCGCAGGAACGGCTTTGCGGCGGTGCCGGGGTGGTTGACCTTGGCGACCGGGTGAGCAGCGCCGGGCCAGTAGAGCGCGCGGCCGTTCTTCGGCACGATCACGTGCGGGGCCGTCCCGTACTCCACCGCCGCGGCATAGTTCACGTTCGTGCCGACCTCGTACCCAGCACCGCGGCCACGGGTCGGCCGGGCGACGATGGACGACCGGAGCCGGCCGGTGTCGACCGGCGCCACCCGGCGGGCCTCGTTCTGCACGTCGGTGCCGGTCCGCTCGACCGCGCGCCGCACGTCGGCGGACATCCGGCCGAGGACCCGTCGTAGGCCCCGCTCGTAGGCGCGGGTGTTGATCCGCGCGGTCGCCGAGGTGTCGAAGTAGCGGCGGGCCATTACACGCCCCCGATGAGGGACGGGCCGTGGTTGAGGTGCCCGGCGAGAAGGGCGTCCACCTGCGTCGAGCCGGTCGACGCCGATGCGGCGACGGGTGTCGCCGACGGGCCGTCGGTGTGCTCGATGCGGACGTTGTTGCCCTCGTCGTCGACATCGAGGGTGGGGTCCTGCGCGGCGTCGGCGTCGGACGGCGCGGCCTGCGCCTGGATGTGCGCGGCGAGCAGCGCGCACGCCTGCACCACCACCGGCGGAACCGAGGCCGTGCCGAACTCGCCTTCCACACGCACCTGCTCGTGCTCGCCGAGCAGGCTGCCCCACCCGCCGGCCCACGACTCAGCACCGGCGATGAGGTCGTCCCACCCGCCCCACGTGAGGTGGACGGCGTCGATCTGCCCGAGCACGTCAGACGACGTGACGCGGTAGGCCGACGGCGGGAGGGACGGGGCGTCGTCGGCCCCGTCGGTGAGCGGGGTCACCGACGAGACCGACCGGACGCGACGCGGGAGCAGCACCAGGCCCCCGGGCGTCACGTCCCCCACCACCACCATGGAGAGGGGCTCGAAAGCCTGCCGGGTGTACGCGGTGATCCGCTCGGTGGCAGCCTCGATCCACGCGGTGACCTCTGGGTCGGTCCCGGTGCACCCCGCGGATCGGGCTTGCGCGACAGAGCAGTACACCGGCGGTCAGTCCTCGACGGTCTCGGCGGCGGCGAGTTCGCGCGCCGCGGACTCCGTGACGGTGGCGCCCTTGGCGACGATGAGTCGGGCGTGCCCGCCGGGGTGGGTGCGGACGACGGGGCCGTACGGCGCGGCCTGGTCGTCGAGCGCGCGGAACGCATCGTCGGGCGCGGTCTGGCCTACTTCCCACCCGCTGCCGGCGGCGTACTCCTGGGTGCGGACGGTGGCCTGCGGCCGGTCCTCGGTCTTGCGTGCGGCCACGGTGGGCCTCCTCACGGTGTCGTGACGGGCAGGGACGAGTCAGGAAGTGGCCGCGGCGAACGTCACCTTGGTGAAGGCGCGGGGGGTGTGCACGGCCAGGTTGGCGCGGCGCTCGGCGAGGATCACGAGCGTGTTCGCGAGGAAGAAGTCCGCGTGGCTGTCGGTCATGAGGATGGTGATCCCCTGCCGCTCCCACAGCGTGGCGCCGGTCCGGAACCCGCCGAGGAGCGCGGTGCCCTGCGCCATGGCGACGGTGGTCACGACGGTCAGGCCCCACAGACGCATCGCTGCGCCCGGCTCGGTGACGCTGGTGATGACGCGGAACTGCCCGTTCGCGTCCGTGTCCAACTCGATGTCCTGCCAGTCGAGCGGGTTCATCACCACGGCATCCGGCGGGTACAGCGCCAACTCGGCCTGCGTGCGGGCCTTGCGGACCGTGATCAGCTTCGCGTCGGTGCTGCCCACGCCCGGCTGATAGGCGCCGATCCCCGGCGTGGTGAGAATCCCCTGCATCTGCGTGGTGCCGGTGCCGGTGAGGATCTGCCGGTCGAGCTGGTACTCAAGGCCGTAGGTAAGCCGGCCGTTGATGTACCCCATCATCTGGCCGTCGTCGTCCGCGGCCTGGCGGGTGATGGGGACCCAGTGGGCGACCGTCTTGAGGCTGGTCGTGATGGTGTCCCACGAGAACGGGCCGGACTGCGGCTTCATGGTGCCTTCGGGCACGACCGTGGCCTTGTTCCACGTGCCGGTGCCCGCGACCGGGCCGGAGGTGTCGCGGACGTATTCGAGGGTGTTGCCGCTGCTGGTCTGCCGATCGAGGAGGTTCGCGACCAGCAGCGGGAAGTCCGGGTTGGTCGGAATCTGGCCCGGCTGGCGCTCCGGCCGGGTCGGTACGCCGTTGGTCGTGGTGACCGTTCCGGTGGGGGCGTCGCGGTGCTCAACGGAGAACTTGCCGACGGCGCCGTTGGCGCGGAAGTTGGCGAGGGCCTTGGACCGGATGAACGCCTCGGCCGCGGTGACCGGGTGCGGGGCGCCGTGGTCGTCGGGCTGGTGGCCGGGCTCGGTGCGTCGGGTCTGCGGACGCGGGTCCGGGTCGCTGGCCGGGAGCGCGGCGGCGCGCAGGGCTCGCAGGCGGGCGTCCCGCTGGTTGGCCTGGTCGATCTGCGCGGCGATCTGGTCGGCGCGCTGCATCAGCTCGTCGAGGTCCCCGTCATAGTCGGGGTCCTGGAGCAGGCGGACGATTTCGTCGCGCTGCTCTGTGAGGGTTGGGGCGCCGCCCTTGATGGGGTAGATCGGCCGTCCGTCGCGGCGGCGGCCGATGGGACGCACGCGGTTGCTCATGGCGGTCCTCTCGGTCCGTGGACGGCGCGCAGCCGCCCAGATGTCTGGGGGTCTGCGTCCGTCTGTCACGGCCGGTGGATCGCGCCCGGCATGCCCGTGGCGTTTACGTCCGGTACGGGCGGCCCGGATGCGCCGAGAGTAGAGCAGATGGCCGGCGCCGCGACGATGGGTGCCGCAAGTCGCGTCATGAGGACCGGTTACCTGAGCCGGCGCCGTGGTGGCGCCTGTGCAGCGTCCGTAGCGGCACAGTGTCGACGCCAGCACGAGCGAACTCGCTCGGAGGGTTGCTTGGCTAAAGGTTGTCTCGTAACGGTGGGGCGCAAGTGAGATGATCTCTCATGCCGTCAGTATGCTCGCGACCACTGACAACGCCCGCGGCGGCCCAGTAACGCCCATCTGGACCTGCCCCGGGGGGCGGTGACTACCGGCGGATGCTGGCTGTGCTGAGATTCCCGGAAGGAAACGGCTGACCCTGGGCGCCCGCCGAAGGCCCGGCCGACGCCGGGGCGGCGAAAAGGTTGGTGTGCGGGGCCGGCGGAACCGGGTAACGTCTTTGTCATGTTCTTCCAGGCGCCGATTTACGAGTGAGCGTGATGGGCCCCTGCTGACGTCCTTCGACGTCGCCGCCCGTCCCCCCGCCGATGAATCCGTAGATCACTTCACATCATTACCGGGAGAACCCGTGACCGTGAGCAAGAACATCAACAACCCCGTGGGCATGGGCGGCGGCCAGCGCAAGAAGCTGTCCCGCACCGAACGGCAGAACAACGGTCCGCACCGCAACCTCGATCGCCAGGGTGCAGCCGCCCAGAAGGCGGAGCTGGTGCGCAAGATGCGCGAGAAGGCAGGCGCAGCTGAGGGCGCCGGGCAGGCGGGCGACGACACCGCACAGAGCTGACGCACCGCCGCAGCAGGGCGGTACCGCACGGGGCAGGGCCCGGACCACGACTCGTGGTCCGGGCCCTGCTGCCGTACCTGGCGCGGCCGGTCCCGATCAGCTCTCGGCCGACCACCTGCGTCTCAGCCGACCACCCGGGGCAGCCGCAGATTCAGCAGCCCCGTCACCGCCACCACCCCGAGCTGCGCAAGGAGCGTCACCACCAGCGCGTTCCTCGTGCCCAGGGGCGACACCGCAGCTAGGGCCTGTCCGGCGGATCATTCTTCGGAGTCGAGGGCCCGGAGGTCGTAGAGGTAGGAGCGGTCGTTCTTGAAGCTGCGCCAGACGGTGGCCGGGGGCTCGGGTTCGTCAGCGCGGCTGTTGAGGGGGTAAGCGGTGACGAGGCCATCGGCGATCTCACAGTGCCAGCCGTCGGTCGGCGACCAGACACACCGCACGTTCCCGTCCGTTCGGCGGTAGGTGGGGCGGCCGTTGTGCTCGCCGTCGCGTTCGAAGTGGTAGCGGAGCCCGTCGATGTGGCGCACGAAAGTGAAGGATGCAAGTGCCGTCATGGCTTCGGCACTGTATGGGACGAACGCTGCTGGGGGCTAAGCAGTTCTGGGCGTAACCAGGTGCCGGGCACATCTCACGGGCGGAGCCAGAGCCGGATTGCGGCGACTGTGACGGTGCCGTGGAAGACGTAGGCCCTTTTGTCGTAGCGGGTGGCGACGGCTCGGGAGTTCTTGAGCCGGTTGATCGTCCGCTCGACCTCGTTGCGGCGTTTGTAGGTCTCGCTGTCGAAGCCGGTGGGCCGGCCGCCCTTGCTCCCGCGTCTTGTGCGGTTGGCCCGCTGATCCTTCGGCTCGGGGATGGTGTGCTTGATTTGGCGTCTTCGCAGGTAGCGGCGGTTGCGGCGTGAGCTGTATGCCCTGTCGCCGCCGAGGTGGTCAGGGCGGGTGCGGGGCCGTCCGCCCTGCGGTCGGGGAACGGCGATGCGTTCAAGGACCTCGATCATCTGCGGCGCGTCGCCCCACTGGCCGGGCGTGACCACGAAGGCAATGGGCCGGCACCCACCCTCGCCGGCGAGGTGGATTTTGCAGGTCAGACCGCCCCGGGACCGTCCTAGTCCTTCTAGGCGTTCCTGCGTCATCGAGGGACCCCCACCAACCGCAGTAGTGCCACCCGCCGCTGACGCTGGGCGAGACACTGCGCCTTGGCGGCCTGCCGTTCCTTCTCGGCTGCGGCTTGGCCGTTGGGGGAAGGCGGCGCCGGGGCCGAGATGTCCTCGTACAGTGCCCCGAGTGCGCTCCGTACGGTCTTCAGCTTGGAGCCGGGGACCGCGGCCATACGGGCGGTGATCTGGCTGACCTCGACGAGCCGGGCCGAGCGGATGGTCTCCACTACGGCGGCGCGGTCCTCGTCGCTCATCTCTGCGAGCTTCTCCCACGGCGGGAGGTCGGTCCGGACGAACCCGACGGACAGGTCCGGCGCGCTGCCCGACCGGGCCATGGTGCGCGCGTCCCGGCCGGCCGCGGTGTCGTCGTACCGGCCGGAGATGTAGAGACCGTCGTCCCGCTCCTCGGCGGTGAACGTGCCGACAGGCTGCATCGGGGAGTGCATGAAGAGCATGGCGTAGGAGCCCTTGAGCCCCTTGCGGAACACCCGCTGGCGGAACGTCGTCCCGTACGAGTCAACGACCCCGTACCGGCAGGCCAGCCCCTCGAACGTGCCGTCCCCCTGGTCGACCGCGCGTAGGTCGATGTCGACCGCCGCGCGGAACTCGATCTCCGTCATCGCTGCTGTCCTTCCTGCGCCCCGCGGGCGGCGTGCTCGGCGTACTGCTCGGCGACCGCTTCCATCAACGGCCGGTGGGCGGGCGACAGAGCTGGGGCGTACCGGTACGTCGCCACCCCGTCCGCTTCGCGGTCGAGGGCGTAGACGATCCGGCCCCGGGCCAGCACCAGCGTTCGGGGCAGGCTGCCGTCCGGGGTGCGCATTACCGCCCCGCTCTGCCCGTCGTACGGGCCGCGGCGCACCTCGCGCAGCGGGACTCCCGGCGGCCGGTAGGCGTCGCGGTACTGCTCGTGCTCGGCGGCCTGGAGCACGCACGGCACCTCGCCGCGGAGCAGGGTTGCGGCCATGTCAGTTCTCCTCGAACTCGTAGGTGAGGGCGCACCGGCACTGGATCGACTGGGACGCGGGCGCGGTCGGGTCCGCGGGCCACCGGCTCTTGGTGAGCGTGAACCGCTTATTCAGCGGCACCGACCGGCCGTTCTCCTCGCGGTGCGTCTCACGGGTGCGCTGGTCGTTGGTGGCGAGCCACGTCTTGCGGACGGCTCCGGCGTCGAGCGCGGCCAAGTGGGAGGCGGCGTTGTATCCGCCGACGGTCTCGGTCCGCGCGATCATCGTTGCCCGGAAGTCGCTGAGGTTCGTGAACACCTGCTGGATCCGGGCCCGCAGCTCTGGCACCGACTCGCCCTCGGCGACACCGTGCGCGAGGATCTGCGACCGAAGAACCTGCTCCGTCGTCGCCGTGACCCGGTCGGCGAGTTCGTCGATGCGGTCCCGCAGCGCGCCTGACACGGCCGGCTCGTCGAGGTCGAACGCCGAGGTGATCGACGCCCCGCCCCGGCGCCACGCCCGCTCGACGAACGGGCGCAGTACCTCGCGGGTCCGGCGCCGCCAGTAGGACCCGTCGAACAGGTCCCGCACCCGGACGCGCTGCTCCCACCCCTCCGGGCCGGTCGCTACGTCGAGGTCAGTCATCCGGTCCGCGGTCGTCTCCTCGGGGTCCGGCGGGGCGAGGCGGACGGTGTCCTCGCGGGCGAGCGCGCACGCCTGCTCTCGCACCTCGTCCAGCCACGCAGCAGACCGGACGGGCTTGCCCATGAGCCGGTCGAAATCCCGCAGGACGCGGGTCTGCTGCTCCCGCGCGAGGGACCGCACCGCGGCGCGGCCGGCGGTCTCCAACGCGTCGTACGCATCGGCCACCTCGGCAGGTGACGGCGATGACGGGGCGTCGTCGGCACGCGTCAACTCGGGCCGGATGGGCGCCGGTCGGGCGTCGCCCTGCGCCTGCCCCAGCAGACGGACGAGGGCCTGCTCGACCGCCAGGCCGAGCGCATCCTCGGCGACGGGCAGGCGGGAAAAGTCGACATCCCACGACCGGGCGGCGTCGGGGGCGGGCGCACCTTGGACGGGCGCCCACTGCGCGCGGTACGGGGTGAGGGTGTGGGCACCGATCCCTCCCGGTAGCGGCTCCTTGCCGAGTTCGGCGCGGGCCTCGTCGATCGTGAGGGTGTCCGAGTAAACCGAGGCCCGGGTCCTGTTGGCCACGGAGTCCTGCGCCTCTTGCAGCGCGGTCACGCCGGAGAGGTCCCACTCGGCGTCCTCGGCGTCGGACGGGAGGAGGACACGGTCGATCTCGCTGCCGATGATCTCCAGCTTGGGGACGATGGTGTCTGACCAAAGCGTCATCTTGGCCGCCGACCTGTTCTCGTACGTCGTGCCCGCACTCAGGTAGTCGTGCGGCACGCCGAACGCCAACATCACCTCGGCGGCATTGGCCATTCGCGATTCGAGGTAGTCCATCTCTTCCGCGGTGAAGCCAACGCGGACGTACTCGACGCCCTTGCCCTGCGATCCGGGCGGGGATCCCACCACCAGCGTTCTGCCGGTGTTGGCCGGTCCCTGCATGGATGAGCGCCAGGCGGCGCGGGTGGCGGCGAGGTTCCGCTCGTCCATGTCCCCGACGTACAGGACGCCGGTCGGTGCGGCGCCATTGGCGTAGCTGGAGCGCTGCCACTCCCGTGCGTAGGCGTCCATATCGACCGCGTGCCGGGCGGCCTTCCACGGGGCGAGGCACCCGAGCGGGTCGAACGGGTGCGGGTAGCGGAGCCACAGCATCTCGTCCGGCAGGACGGGCACCTGAACCCCGTCGAGCCGGCGGATCACGAACCCGACCAGATCAGCGGTCGTCGGCCGCTGCGCCAGGGGCTTGGAGACGATCACGTCTACTGGGTCGTACACCGGGTGCATCGCGGTGATCGGGCCGAGCCCGGTCTCGCCGCGGTCGAGCCAGACGAACGCCTGCCCTGCCAACTCGCTCTGTTGCAAGACCAGGGACTTGAACACCCTCGCGCTCATCAGGGGGTTCGGCCGCTTGTTGAAGAGCGCGGCCACAGGGTGCCCCGTAATCTCCGCGCCGTCCGGTCGCCGCACCACGAGCGGCACCGACGAGCCGTTGTCGGCGATGGCCGCCACGCACCGGTAGGCCACCGCGGAGTGCGCGTACCCGCGGGCCTCGGCGTCGAGGTCCAGGGTGAGCGACTGCTGTCCGCCGACGGATGCCACGGTGACGGGGCGGCGGTCCCGCAGGGTGTCGAGGCCGCCGCCGGGCGCGGCGCGCCGGCCGATGGCGGCGTCGAGCACGTCTCGGAATCGTCCCACTGGTGGCCTCCTATACGACCGCGGCGAGGTTGCCCGCCGAGGCGAGCATCAGATCGGTGAGGGCCCACACCATGGCGTCGAGCCGGTCGGGCGAGGACTCGCCCGGCACCCAGGTGGCGAGCTGCTCCTCAAGGCCAGGCAGGCCGTTGACGATGTGCGCGGCCTGCTGCTCGAACAGAGCGGCGACGGGCTCGGCGCGGGTGGCCTTGCCCCGGCTGGCAGTGACCGTACGGTAGTTGACCGTCGGGTCGACCTGCCGAACCACCGTGCCGATCCACTCCCCGCCGTTGTTCACCTCGGCGACGATCGCGTCCGCCCGGTGCGCGTGGTACGCCTGCACCGCTCGGCGGGCCGCCTCGATCGGCGGCATCCGGCCCGAGAGATCGTCGAGCACGTAACCGTGCTGCCGCACAGTGCCGTTGCGGTCCGGTACGTACTGCTGGGACAGGCCAGCCACGATGATGCCCATCTCGTCGGCCTCGTCGGTCGAGGTGGCCGCGGGGTCCACGGCAACGACCAGGCGGGCGGTGTCGGGCATCGCGCCCACACGGGTGGCGTCAAGCAGGCTCCACGACCAGAGCGCGCCCTCGACATCGGTGATGACCTCGCCGTCGAGTTCCTGTCGCTCCAGCCGGGTGCCGGCGTACTGCGCGATCAACTTGGTGCGCATCAGCTCGGGGAGGTGAGTCGCGTCGCGGGTCCGGCCGCGGGTGACGAGTACGTCGTCCCGCCCGATGAGGTCCCGGATTTCGCGGCGTGGCTTGGGCGTTGTCGATGCGATGTAGTGCGGGCGGAGCCCGAGCCGGAGACCCATCGCCGAGTGCGTGAGCGCGTCGCCAAGCCGACGCATCGCTGCCGCTTCCTCCAGCCACACCAAGCAGCGGTTACCGCCCGAGCGGAGACGCTCGATGTCGTCCGGGGAGTGCGCGCCGAACAACTTGGCCTCGGCGCCGCTTGGCCAGCGCACGTGTGTGCCGCCGACCGTGGTCCGCACCACCACCCGCGGGTCATGAGCCCGCAGGCCCGACGGCCCGTTGACCGCCGACTCGACCGCGTCACCCTGCGTCGGCGCGATGATGGAGAGCCGGTGTCCGCCGGGGATGCGGTCGTCGCACGGGGGCCCGTTGACGTGCTCGACGACGTACCGCGCGCACCCGTCGGTCTTGCCGGTGCCTCGGCCGCCGAGCTGCAACCACATCCCGTGCGTCTCGACCTCGGCTGGCGGGACCTGCCACTCGTACGGCGTCCACGCGTTCCACCGGTCGTGCCAGAGCCGGTCTGCGAGGCGGTCGCGCAGCGCGCGGAGCGCGGCCGGGCTCATCCGCTCCAGCCGCGCTCGCTGCTCCGCGGTGAGGGTCACCGGGCGGCCCGCTCGGCGATCTCGTCGGCGAGGGCCTCGACTTCGGCCGTGAGGGCGTCCGTCAGCTTGGCGTCGACCTTTACGGGGGCGTCGAGGCCGAGCAACCGCGCGTGCCGGTCCAACGCCTTGATGATGACCTCGGCGGCGCGGGCATCCCCGGTGATCGCCTTGGGCATGAGGCCGTCAAGCAGCGCCTCAAGGGTGGCGAGTTGCCGGCCGATCTCGATGTCTCGTTCAGCGGCGGCGGCCTCGGCGTACTTGCGCATGCCGCGCTTCCACGCCTCATAGGCCGTCTTGACGTTGATGTTCAGCTCGGCGGCGATGTCGCGGAACGGCATGCGGCGCCGGGTGTGCATGAGGAGGACCTCGTGCTCCCGCAGGGTCGCTATGTCCTCGTTGATCTTCGTTGCCATGCCCGGTCGCCTCCCTGGTCGGGAGGGTACGGAGTTTCCAGATCACGGAGCCGGGGGTGCCCCAAGTCGCCTGCCGGGCCGCTCCCTTGGCCGGGAGCGGCTGGCCGGTCGTCAGCAGGCGTCGAAGCGCCAGTGCCCGCCCTCGCGCGTCCATGGCTGGTCGTGCTGGTCGTACTGCGGTTCGCCGACGCCGTACGAGACCCGGGCCATGTCCCCCGAGAACTTGTCGATGGTGAACGTCTTGACGGTGCGGGCGCCGCTCGCCTTGTGGGCGCGGTCGAGCAGCATTCCAAGGCCAGGCTTGGTGATTTGCTCCCGGCACCGGGTGGAGATCAGGCTGTACGCCGTCGTCACGTCCGGTTTGAAGTAGGCGGCGGTGTAGGTGCGGACGGCCTTTTCGAGGTCGGCACGGGCCTGGTCCGCGGTGGCCGAGGGCGCGTGGTTGGTCGGTGTGGTGAGCACGGGCGGCTTCTTCGCCGTCTTGCCGTCGCCGGTGCTGCTGCACGCGGTGAGTGCGACGGGCAGCAGTGCGGCGAGTACCGCGGTGGTGGCGCGTGTGCGCATGGTCCCCCCTTGGACGCGTGCTGGTGGCCGCATCGTGGCACGCGCCAAGGCGAGGTGTGGGAGGAATGTGAAAGACCGTCATTCCCTACTGAGATACCCCAGGAGTCAGAGGTGTTGCAGGCGGCAAGACATCCGGAGGTAGCGCACTCGTATATGGTGGCGGCAGCCTCTTCTACCGCTGTACGGCGGTCTGTTGATTCCACGCCGCGAGGGCATGGCGTCAACACGACTGCCGTATAGCCGGCATGGAGGGGTTATGGATGATCAAGATCCTTGCGTGTGTCCTCGTCACGAACGACGACGACACCGGCGACAGGCCGCGATGGACTGGAGCTGGCTTGCGATCCGGCTCATCATGGAGGTCATCAAGATCTTCCGATGATGGCGTCGTCCAGAGCAAGGGCACGAAGGAAGAGGCCCGGCTAAGGATTAATTAGCCGGGCCCCAACTGCCCAACCTGGCCCGCCCTCTGGCCTGCACGCCAAGGGCGGGCCACTGCTTTAGGTGGGCAGAGTCCGCATTCGCCCAGCGGGGGCTGGTGTACACATTTGCTTGCTGGGGACTCTAGCAGCGAATCACAACTTCCAAATGCTCTGATGCTTGGAATGCATAGCGAAAGCCCAGGTCAGGGCACCTAGGCGCTCACCTTTTTGCGACACGAAAAAATCTACCTTTGGAGTCCGGCGCGAACCGGCTGCGCACATGCTGCGCTCGGTGTCGGCAGCGCGGGCGGGTACGTGGCGAGCACGGGCTCGCGCTGCTCGACCTCAGCCCTGATCTGGCCGCGGATGGTGGAGTCGCCCACCCGGCCGTGCCCGGCGGCGATGAGCGCATCCCGCATCGCGGCAGTGCCGGGCCGCGTGCCGCCGTCGTAGAGCGGGCGGATCGCTGCGCACCGACGGTCGCGGTAGGCGATCGCTGCCGTCTTTGCCGGCTCGGCGGGCGGGAGTTGCGGGGCAGGGGCCTGCTCCGGCGTCGGGGGCATTGCAGGCATGGCCGGGGTGGGGGCCTCGGCGCGCTCGACGACGGGGGCGTCCGCCGGGTCGGCGACGCTGCTCGACGGGGTGACGACGGGTGTCGCGGCGAGGTGCAGCAGGTGACCGAGGACGAGCGGCGGCACGCACGAGACGCTGATCACGAGCCACGCCGGAGCGTACGGGGTCGCCGACCAATGCCCGGTCACGAAGAGATGCGACACGGGTTGTGCAGCCATGGCTGCGCCGAGGGCCAGCCACGCGCCGACGATGGCCGAGAGGCGGCCTGGCGCGCCGGACGGGCGGCGTGATGCGACCACCGCGGCGATGCCGGCATAGGCGGCGAGGACGGATGCCATGCCCCAGGCGAGGTGGGTGTCCCACCCGGCGAGCACGCCGAGGTGGTGCTCGCCGGGGGCGCACATGACCATGACGATGACGGCGACGATGGGCCGGCCGGCGTCGGTGAACAGGGCGGCCCACCACGGGATAGCGGCGGGGGCGGGCCGCGCGGGGGCGTGGGCGGTGGTGCGGCGGGACAGGCGCCCGCCGAGGGCGATACGGCTACGCTGTGCGTTGGCCATGGAGACTCACCTCTCCTGGTCGGGCCCCCGGAGTGCAGCCACACGCCGGGGGCCGTTGTTGTCGGCGTCGTCGGCGCGCAGACGCGCGTCAGACGGTTGAGAGGGGTACTCCTCTCGCGCGTGAAGGGTACCCCTCTCGCCCCGCCGGGGCGGGCCGTACTCTCCGGTTTGGAGGTGGCCGAGGTGGCTGGTGAAGCGGACGCGGTGCGCGCGGCGGTGCGCGCCCTGGAGGGGATCGCCGACCCGATCGAGCGGGCGCGGGAGACTTCGGTCTTGCTCCGGGAGTGGCCGGCGCTGCACCGGGTCGTGCGCGAGGTCCGTCAACAGGCGGTGCTCGGCGCGCACGGTGAGGGGCGGACGTACGACGAGATCGGGGCCGAGATCGGTACGAGCGGCTACCGGGCGTCGCAGATCTCGCGCGGGAAGTAGACCGGCTGACGGCCGTTGACATGCGTCGTCGCCTTAGTGGGCGCACGGTGGGGGTATGGCCGAGCGTCCCCCCGTGGTGGTGCATCCGCCGTTGCCGTCCGGCGGCTGGCGGGTGACGATTCGGGGCGCGATCGTAGGGGTGGCGTACGGGCCGGCCGACCTGTTGGAGTTCCTGCGCCGGGCCGGGGTCGACCTGGACACGGTGGCCCTGGATGACCTCGCCTTGATTGAGTGGCGCGGGCCGGGCCCGGATGTGTGGACGCGATGACGCCCCGCCGGTCCGGGGACGGGCGGGGCGCTGCGGTGGGGTGGGGCTACTGGCCGCGCCAGTAGGCGAGGGCATCATTGACGATGTGGCCGTTTGCTCCGATCTCAGTCTGTTCAAACTGGCCATGCGAACAAAGGCATCTGATCCATCCTTGACACCATGCCTACCCCCTTAGAGCGTCAGCGGCCACAAGGGCGCCATACGCCGCACCTGTGGTCCGTGTGGATCGTCGCTCCCACCGCCCTGGCCGTTGTGGGAATGCTTGCTTACGGCCTGTACCAAGGCGCGGACACGCTCCTCACTGCGCAGAACCGGACGGGGAAGCCAGTCGACGTCAACGACGTCATCAAGACCACCGTTACCGTCCTCACTCTCGTGGGCGCCGTCCTCACCGGAATCTACGCCTACCGCAAGCAACTCCTCGCGGAGGGTGACGCACACCGGGCGGATGCAAGCCAGCTTGCCGACCGGTATTCGGCTGCGGCAGAGCAGCTAGGTCACGAGCAGGCCGCCGTTCGGCTTGCCGGCGTGTACGCGATGGCGCGGCTCGCAGATGACTGGCCCGAACAGCGGCAGGTGTGCATCGACGTGCTGTGTGCATACCTGCGCATGCCTTACGAGCCCGAACACACTGCAACTGGCTTCAAGACAGGCGAGCGGGAGGTTCGGCTTACCATCATCCGAACGATCAGCGACCACCTCCAAGACCCAACGGCACCAACGACGTGGTGCGGGCGCAATCTGAACTTCACCGGCGCCATCTTCGACGGCGGACACTTCAGCCGTGCACATTTCACTGAAGGCTTAGTCGACTTCGGTGGCGCGCAGTTCACCGGTGACACCGTCAACTTCTTGGATGCCAAGTTCATCGGCGGCACGGTCAGTTTCGTAGGCGCGCAGTTCACTGGCGACACCGTCGGCTTCCTCAATGCGCAGTTCATCGGCGGCTCGGTCACCTTCGGCGGCGCACAGTTTGTCGGCGACTGGGCCATGTTCAATCACGCGCAAGTCAACGACGGCGTCCTCCACTTCGGCGCCGCAAAGTTCATCGGCGGGATCGTCAGCTTCTCAGAGGCACAGTTCACCGGCGGCACAGTCAGCTTCGTCGGCGCGCAGGTCACCAACGCTACGGTCAGCTTCGGTGGCGTGCAGGTTGGGAGTAATGCCAACGTCCTTTGGGGCCCATTCCCTGTCATTTCACCGGGCACGTCTTGACTCACTCGGGCATGTGGGTCTCCGGTGCTCGGGCCCGGCCGCACGCTGCCGGCCGGGCCGGGCGGGTCAGCGGGAGTCGGCTGCCAGCGCCGGTTCGGTGCCGGCCCGCCGGTCGATGGCCTCGCACCAGGCGGCGGCGACCGCGGCGACCTGGATCAGCTCGGCGCGCAGCTTGGCCGGGTCCCGCTCGGCGTTCGCCTCGGCCAGCACGTCAGACCAAGTGCCGTACCCGGGGTCGAAAGCGTCCTGGCACCAGCGGCGCGCAGACTGAGCGGCGTCCTGCTGCTCCTTGTTGCCGGTGCCGTCAGGGTGGTTCTGCTCGCCCCAACGGGTGTCCTGCCGGGTGCGCTCGGCCGAGATAGCACCGAGGCACTCGGGCCGAGCTGCCGTCCCATGTAGCTGGCGACGGCCACGGTGAGAGCAGCGGTCAGGTCGGCCGTTCCCTCGGCCGTGCCGAGGCGGACGGAAGTTGCCTGGATGGTGCGGCCGATGAGGGCGGCGAGGAGCTGGAGTTCGGTGGGGTCCAGGGTGGTCATCGGCGGTTGGTCTCCTGATGTCGTCGGGTGGGGTGGGTGGTCTAGGAAGCGGCCTGTAGGCGGCGTGCCCGACGCGGCCTGAGCGGCACAACGGCCCCGCCCCGAGCGGCGGTCCGTGCCTTCCGCTGCTCCGCGGACTGCCGGGCCTGCGCCGCGAGGCACCCCGCACACGCCGGCTCCCCCAACAGGCGATGAATCCCGTAGCCGCGGACCGTCCCGCCCTTCTCGTGCTCGGCGGCCAGCCGGCCGCGCCGGGCCGCCTCGGTGCGCGCAGCCTGCGCCCCGAGGCACGTCTCGCACGTCTCCCCGTACGCCCGGTGTGCGGCGAGCGCCGGCCCGGTGCCGCAGGCGAGGCGGAGCCGGCCCTCATCGTCCACCCACCGGCCGGCGTCGTGCCGGAGCCGGCTGCGCTCCCTGACGGTGAGGCCGCCCCAGACGCCGAACCGCTCGTCGTTGGTGAGGGCGTAGTCGAGGCAGGCGGGGCGCAGCGGGCAGCCGAGGCAGACGGCCTTGGCGTCGTCCTGGCCGGCGGTGTCGGTGGCGTAGAAGTCGGCCCCGGCGAGGGCGCAGGCGGCCGTGGCGTCGCCGAGGAAGCCGGGGCGCAGTGGGGTGTTCATGGTCAGTCCTCCTCGGGGGCGGGGTGGTTGGCGGTGGGGGTGTTGGGGTGGCTGCCGGTGGTGGGGTTGCAGCCGGGTTGGTGGTCAGGCGGCGGGGGTTTCGGGTACTGCCTGGAGGTGGCGGTGGGGGTTGCCGGTGCCGCGTCCGTCGAGGCGGTCGAGTTCGGCTTCGAGGGCGGCGACGTGTTCGGCTGCTTCGAGGGGGGTTGTGGGGCGGCTGAGGGCGGTTGTGCGGACCTGTTGGGCGTGTCGGGGTCCGCCCCACTGTCCGGTGGGCAGTTCCTCGGCGAGGAGGTGCTCTATGGGTGTCATGAGGCGTTCCTCTCGGCTGCTCTGCGTTCGCACAGGGTGTGCGCGGTTCGGGTGGGGCGACCGAGGGTGTGGATGAGGGGGTGTCCGCAAAGGGAGCAGCGTGCGAAGTCGCGGCCGTAGTCGGCGTGCTGCTCGGTGGGGTGTGGTTCTTGGGGGAGTTCGGCTTGTGGTTCGGGAGCGTCCACTACCTGTGGTTGCTCACCTACCCCCGCCATGTCTTGGTGTAGTTCCTTGGCTATCCCTGGGTTGTTCGGGGGCGTGTCCCCCGAACCAAACGGGGGCGTGTCCCCCGAACTCAAAGGGGGGCGTGTCCCCCGTTCTTCTTCGGGATCGGGGGCAGTGAGTCCGGGGGCGTGTCCCCCGTTCTCTGGTTCGGGGGACACGCCCCCGTTCTTTGTCTCGCCCTCGACCCATGGCGGGGCCTTTCGCGGCTTGCGTTTCGTCGTCTCCAGTGAGGCGAGCGCGGCCGTCCAGTCCGGCCACGGGGACAGGATGAGGACGTACAGGGTCGCCCTGCCTCTGCGGGACTCTCCTTGGATGCTGACCACCCCGGCGGCGATTGCGGCCGTGAGGTAGCGGCGTACGTCTTTCTCGTCGGCCTTCACCGCGGCGGCGATGTCCTTGATGCGGATCGCCTTGCCGTCGCGGAAGCGGAGCCGGCCGGCGGTGTCCGCGGCGGCGCCGAGGGCGTAGAGCACGGTCACGAACGAGGCGGGGATGCCCTTGGGCATGACGGGTGCCCAGCGCCAGAACAGGGCGTTACGGAAAGCGTGCGGGACACTCCCGCCGGTCTGCCCTGCCTGCTCGTCTGTGCTCAACGTGATCTCCGTGTCGTGCGTAGTGCCCGGTGTGGCGGGGACGAGGGCCGGGGCGCGGTGGCCCCGGCCGGCGGCGGGTGGCTACCTGACGTACTCGTCGCGGCGCCGCTGCTCGCGGGTGCGCTCGTGAGCGCGGTATTCGTCCTCGCTGGGGTAGTTGGCGAACGCGTCGCCGATCACGGCTTCGGGGTCGCGGGGGCCGGGGCCTACCTCGTCGAGGGTTCCGTCCATTCGGCGGGCCCTCCACATGGCGCGCTTAGCTTCGAGGAGCGTCGCGGCCTCGCCGTCCGCGCGGGCGACCTCGCAGCCGGTGACGCGGACCTTTACCTGCGGCTCTTTCTCCTCGCCCTCGGCGTGGCCGGTGTATGACTTCGAGGTGAGTTCGACGATGGCGACCACGGTGGTGCCCGGCTTCTCGAACAGGCCCCGGCGCTGCTCGACGGTGAGACTGGCCTCGATGGCCGCGGTGGCGGCGTCGAGCTTGACCTCGGGGGCCTGCGCGGGGTTGAGCTTGGGCATCAGAGGGTGTCCTTTCGGTATGCGTCGGCCGCGTCGGCGGCCTGTTGGGCGAGGGCTTCCTCGGCGCAGGTCTTGTGTGCAGGCTTGCGCCGCGAGTCGCGGAGGCAGGTGTCGAATCCGCAGTAACGGCAGGGCTTGGGCTGGCTCGACCAGTGCGAGGAGTCCCGCCAGTCGAGGAGGACCGGGCCCGAAGTGGCCTTGGCCTTGGTGCCACGGCGGGCACGCGGGGTCATCGGGCCCACCGCGGCAACCCGGCAGGCCACTTGGCCTTGGCGAGGCGTGCCCGCTGCGCCTCGGGGAGGTCGAACAGCGGGGTGCCCACCCGGTCGTGGCCGGCGGCGCGGAGCCACCACGCGTCGCACTGATCGCCGCCCGGGTCGTCAGCGAACTGCACCCCGGCCGCGAGGTACGCGGCGTTGGCCATGCGCGCCTTGTCGGCCCGGCCGTGGTCGGCGGCGTAGCTCTTGAGCGTGGCCGGCACCACGAACGCGACCGGGACCTCGGCGTCGGCGAGTTCGCACCGGGCGATGCCCTGCACCATGCCGGTGGCGCCGGCCGCCATGGCGTTCCGCGGCAGGTCTTCCACCACAGCGAGGTGTACCGGGCCGTGGGTGGACAGCATCCGGCGGAGGTGGTCCCGGATGATGACGAGGCGGTGATCGCCGTCCTGTGAGCGGGTCTTGATGCGGTAGGTGGTGCCGTCGGGGAGGGCCACGCCGGTGCTGGTGAGGGAGAGGTCGAGTCCGAGAATGCGGGGCCGGGGCCCGGCCGCCGTGGTGGCGGCCGGGGCGGCGTCGAACAGGGGCGTGGTGGTCACTGGTCCCCCTTGGTGATGTGGCCGCAGCCGGCGCCGGTGCAGCGCCACCGGCCGTCCGGGGTGGGTTCGTGGCGGGTGGTCATGTGGCCGCACGCGGTGGTGTGGCAGGGCAGCCACCGGGAGCCGTCCGGATGGTGTGGAACGGGGCGGTGGTGGCGGCGTGGATCCGGCGGGTGCCGAGGTAGCGCGGCAGGATCAAGAGGCCGATGAACCCGAATCCGAGCAGGCCGCCGAGGACGATGGCGATCACTGGCCGCCTCCCGTCTGGTGCGGGATGACCGGCCATGCCGGCTCGACGTAGGCGTCCGGGTTGGCCTTCCGGAAGTACTCCTGGAGTCCGGCGGCCTGGTCCGCGGCCCATGCGGTCTGTGCCGTGTGCAGCTCGTCGAGGCTCATGGCGGCCAGCGCCGGGTACCGGGTGCCCTGCCGCCATGCGACTCGGCAGGCGGCGAGGGCGTCGGCGTCCGCGGAGTGCGCGCCGTCGAGCGGCACCGCGTAGTACTGGCACAGGGCGGTGAGGGTGCGCTTGCCGCGGCGGTAGCGGTCGACCTGCTTGTCAATGACGAACGGGTCGACGACACGGAACTGTCCGGGCCGGCCGGTAAGCGGCGTCATGCCGTATCGGCGGGCCTCGCGGTCGAGGACGGTGAAGTCGTAGCGGGCGTTCATCGCCACCAGCGGGGTACCGGCGGCCATCGCCACGGCGAGCGTGTCGAGGATCTGCTCGACCGCGGCCCGCAGGTCGACGCCCTCGGCGCGGGCGCGGGCGGTGGTGACGCCGTGGATGGCGGCGGCCTCGTCGGGGATCTCGTGGCCGTCCACGTCGGTGAGCCACGTCGTCGAGGCGGTGTCCTGCCCGCCGCCGCACTGCACCACGCAGGCGGTGACAATGCGGGCGGTGAGCGGGTCCGGGCCGGTGGTTTCGAGGTCGAACCCGGCGAGGCGGCCAAGGTGCCAACTCATGCGCCACCGCCGGTACGCTCGTTGTAGATCCGCAGGCCGAGAGACCCGAGGGATTCCGACTCGCCGTTCTCGTTCGTGACCTTGGCGCCCAACATCCGGGCGTTCTCGACCTCGTAGCCGATCTGCTGGATGCGGCCAGGGCTGGTCTTCGGGTTGAGTACTTCATCCCGGTACGACTCGGCGGTCCGGGCGGGCGCGTCCATGCCCCGCTCGATGTGGGAGGCGTCGGGGTCCTTGTCGTGCGTGGGTGTCAGGCCGCTCGTGAGGAGCAGCACCCGCAGCGCGACGGATTGGGCCTTGGCGGTGCCCTTGTCCGCGGAGTCGAGTGCCTCGCCCTGCGTCTGGAGGGTGAGGGTGTCGCCCTTGGGCCCGACGATGAGCCAGGTGACGCAGGCGGTGCACTCCCGCATCTTGCTGCCCTTGCTGGTGGTGGTGTCGCGGTAGGACGCCTCGACGTTCACCGGCAAGACGTTGATGCCGTGCTTCAGCGTCACGGGCCCGAAGGTGTTGACCACGGTGTCGACGCCACGGAAGTTGAAGCGGGTGCCGCCGCCGTTGTACAGCTCGCCCTTGGCGATGGCGCGGACCTCCCGGCGGACGCGGAGCCACGCGAGGTGGACGGGCACCATCTCGGGGTCGCCGTCGCCCGGCTCGTAGTCGGCCATGGGGTCAGGGGCCGGGGCGTACTCCGTCGTCTGGTCCGGCTCGGCGGCGGGCCCGGTGTCGTTGGTGGTGTCGGCGCGGCCGGCGGCCGCCGCGGCGCGTTCCTGCAAGGTGGTCATGCGTTGTGCTCCTCACGGATCACGCGGGGGATGTTGAGGCGGTGCGAGACGCGGTCCTCGACGCAATCCGCGTACGCCTCGGGCCAGCGCTCGGCTAGGCGGCGGGTGTCGCAGTGCTCGCGGCTGGTCTCGTCGAGGGACACGAATGTGCGGTCCAACACGGTCGCGGCGGTCGCGTCGCCGAGCCCGGCGAGGATCCGGGCCTTGGCCCGCTTCTTCCGGCTCTTGGCTTCGGCCTCGTTGTTGTGCGCGTCGAGGTAGTCGGCCACCGCGTCTTGCGTGTCGACATCGCGGGTGATGTCGAGCGCGCCGGAGCGGTCCGGGTGCAGCCGGTCGTAGAGGTCGAGCAGTACGTCCGGGTCCGCGTCGTCGGCGAGGACCGGCGGCCGGCGGGTGGAGATCTGCTGCCACGCACGGGCCCCGGCGGTGCGCAAGTCGCCGAGCAGATCGGCGTGATCAGCGACACGGACGACGTACTGCCGGTAGTCGTTGCCGCCGATGAGCACGGCGGCGTGCACGTGGTCGAACCCGCAGGTGTCGGCCTGCCACAGGGTTTGGACGAGCACGTCGTCCGCAACGCCCTGCCGGAACTGCGACGCCTTCATCTTGTCGCGGCACTTGATCTCTACGGCGCAGCGCTCCCGGCCGTCGGCCAAGGGGCACTCCAGCACGCGGCGATCGAGCGTGCACATCTGCCAGGGGCGCTCAGTGTTGGCGACCAGCCCGACACGGCGGATCACGCTGCGGTTCCGCCGGGCCCACTCGCGGGCCACAGTCTCTTCGAATGCCCTGCCCCAGAGGGCAGGTTCGGAGTCGTCGCCGTCCACCGGCAGGCCGCCGGTCTTGTCGTGGTAGACGGAAAGGGCGTTGCCGTACCGGCTGATACCGAGAATGGCGGCGATGTCGGAGGAGCCGAGGCCGCCGCGGCGGGCGGTGAGCCAGTCGGCGCGGTCGGCGGTGGCGGGGAGGATGAGGCGGCCGGTCGGCGTGATTCGCCGACCGGCGGCCGGGGCCGTAGCCCCGGCCTGCACGGTTTCAGGCATTCGCATCGCCGCCCTCGGCGACGATCACGGCGCGGGTGGACTCGCCCCGGGGGGTGTCCTTCCCGGCAACGTCGGCCATCCGACGCAGCAAGTCTGCTGCGTCCCCGCGGCCGGGGTCGCACTCGTAGTCCTGCGGAAGGGCGTTGATGGCGTCGGCGGCCTTCCGCAGCACCTCGGCGCGGTGCTCATCCATGACGTCCCGGCAGTGGCCCGTGCCGAGGAAGGCACGGACAGCGCCGCGGTCCACCTTCGACGCGAGGACCCGGGCGTCCCACACGGTCTGCTCGCGGGCCTTCTTCACCAGCCACGCGACCGTTTCGGTCTTGGCCTCGGCAAGCACCTCAGCGCGGTAAGCGTCGAGCTTCACGCGCAGTTCCGTGAGCGTTCCGAGCGGGTCCGTCTCGGCCCGGCCGTACTCGTCAATCAGATCGTCGCGGGCGCTCATGCGGCACCCGCCTCACGCTGCGACGGCACGGCCTTCGGAGCGGCCACCGCCCGGATCCGGTCGGCCAGCGCGAGGCACTGCCCGCCGTACACCGGGATCCGCGTGGACACCGCGTCGAGCAACTCCTCGACGAGCAGGGACTCGGGCCGGTGGCCGTCGTACGGCCGGTCCTCGTCCTGCTCGGCGAGGATCTCGGCGAGCGCGTCGGCGTGCTCGGTGACGAGGTCGAGGACGAGGGCCTCGACGAACGTCGAGATGTCGAGGGTCACGCCGGCCGGGATCGGCTCGACGGAGATACGGAACGGCCCAGATACGGCCGGGAGTTCAGCGGACATCGGTCCCTCCAAGGGCCAGTTCGAGGAGCCACAGCGCAAGGAACGCGAGGGCGACGAGGACGAGGACGATCACGGGATGTCACCCCCGGCGGCCCGCATGCGGGCGCGGTAGTCGCGGCGGCGGGCCTCGGCCTGCTCGGCGGTGAGCTGGGGCTCGTCGTCGTGAACGAGCCGCCAGCGGCCGGCCGCGCGGTCCCACTCGATGTGTTCGTCGGCGGCCGGGTTGCTGATGTGCCCATCCGGTTCGACGTGCACCGGGATGCCGGCAGCCACAAGGGCGTTGAGGGCGTCAGTGACTCGCTGCCACAACGACGCCGAGCCGGCCGCGCCGAGGGCGCACAAGGTCAGGCAGGGCCACTGCTCGTCGTCTTGCGTGCAGTGCTCGCTGTCCGGGTACTTGGCGTGCAGCACCCGCACAGCGGCGGTCTGCTGCTCCAGCTCGGCGACCCGGGCCCGCAGGCGCTCGGCCTCGGCCGCGGTCTCCGGCGACTGGAGCATCCCCGCGGCGTCCAACGCCATCGCGATACCCGCAGGCGTCCGGTGCGTCTGCATCGCACGGAAGATCAGGTCCGCCGCAGCCTTGATCAGGAGCGTGTTCACGCTGCTCCCTCGGCATCCGCCGGACCGTCACCCAGAGTCCAGGCGTGGACCGGTACGCCGTTCACGATCGTGTCCACGAAGGTGTACGGGGCCGGGTCGTCGTCACTGTGCGGGCGAGTCGTCGTCTCCGTGGTCAACTCACGAGCCAAGGCTTTGACGCCGTCCTCGCTGCGGTGGAAGTACAGCCGCACCGTGGGCTTCTCCGGTGCCCACGGGGAGCAGGTGACGGTCACCGTGTCCGGCGCCTGCGGGCAGATGCTGACGATGTGCTCGGCCGCCGACAGTGCGGCCATGTGCCCGCGGCGCTGGGCGTCAGCCACAGCGGCGGGGCGGATAAGGTTGATGCCCACGGGGAGCCTCATTTCTCTGGGAATGGAGTGGTGAGGTGAGCCGAAGGGGTCGCGCCGGGGTCCAGCCGGTAGCGGCCCCGACTCACGTCCGTCAGGAAGTGCGGCGGAGTGACCTGCGCGCCGGAAGCGGGCGCAGGGTCGCCAGGGGGTTCGAGGCGGCCGGTGCCGCCGAGGTGTCCGCGAGAGGCCCGGTGACTGGAGCCACGTGGAATGCGCGGACGATTTCCGCGAGGTGCTCCTCGGTGAACAGGACCTCACGGCCGATCTTGGTGTGAGGCAACGCCTTGATGTGACGCTGCAACCAGGTCTTTTGGACCCTGAGCGCGTCGGCGGCCTCGTCGTAGGTGAAGAGGCTCGGCGCGCTCATGCCAGCGCCCTAAGGCCAACTGGCGGGATTTCACCCTCGGGAACCGGCACGGACCGCCCGACTGGTGCGAAAAGGACGAGTACGTCCACTCCGATCACGTGGCACAGTGCGTGCGCGGTGTCGGCGGTGACGCACTCCCGGGCCCCGCTGTGGAGATCGCCGATCGTGCCCGTGGCACATCCCACCGCGTCCGCGAGATCGCGTATGGAGATTCGTTGGCCCGTACCCGTGCGTCGCATGAGGCGTCGCAGCAGGTCGGCGTCCAGGAGTCGGTAGCGGGAGTCACGCGGGACCAATGTCCACCTCCTTTGGCGGTTTGTCCATCCAGATGGACAGGCTGAGCATCCCATGCGGGTGGACGTCTTGTCCATCCAGATGGTCAGGCTTTCTATTTGGTCATTTCCGGGGTACGCCCTATGCGGGGTCGCCCTTTAGCGTGGACACTTTGTCCAGCGAGTGAGTCACCCTGTGCCTGTGACCAGGGAAAACGGAACCTGCGGCTCATCCGCATCATGGACACCGGACGCCCGGCTCGCCCCCAGGAGTGGCAGGATGACGACCATGGTCGAAGAGGATGATCGGCAGGCAGCGCGAACGCAGCTGTCCGATCTCGTGCGGGAGCGACGCGCAGAGCTGCGCATGAGCCTTCGTGCGGTAGAGGAGCATCCGCAGAATCGGGATGCCGACGAAAGGCCAATCATCAAGCGTGGCTGGCTCGACCGCCTGGAGAAGCGCCAGCCGGTGATTCCGCCACAGGTGCCAGAGCTGACGGCCCTTGCGTCGGCCCTCTCGCTTCCCCTGGGGCGACTCCAAGACGCTGCTGGTGCACAGTTCCTCGGCATCGACACCGTCTGGTCGACGTCCGGCGAGGCTCGCGCCCTGGTGCAGCACGCTGAGAATCTGACGCCCGCGCAGCGTGAGCAACTCGCCCGCCTGCTGGCCACATTCGAGCGCGGGGGCGCCTGAGTCAGGCCCACCTGTGGCCGTCGGTGTTACGGATAGTCATGTTCGCGCATAGGTGTGGTTGAAGGCTGTCCGAAATGACACCATGGTGATCCGCCTGAGGGGCGTAAGTCCACGGTAGCCTGCACGCCCGAACGTGCGTTCGGATGTATGTGCCTTGCGTCGAGTGGGGGTCCTATGACTCAGAGCAGAATGACAGCAGCACGTGTCGAATTCAGCGACGACCTGCCCGACGGAACCACCCTCCTCTTGGTTGAGCGAAGAGGCGAGGTCATATGGCTCGTGCGGCGTGGCCACATGACCCCCGAACTCCTCGACGCAATAAATGACCACCTCTGCCACTTCGTCCGGCATGGCCAGTGGATACAAAACTGGGGCGAACCCGGCGCCGGGGCCCTCCCCTACGCGCCCGCCTGCTAGACCACGCTGCGCAGCCTGCCCTGTGCTGGAATCGCCGGCCCGGACAGGGCGGCTTCAACCGCGGCCACGATCTCCCCGTCCAGAGATCGCACCAGATGCCCGTACCGGTCGACCGTCGTCTGGATCGACTCGTGCCCCAACCGGTTCTGGATCGCAGGGAGAGGGATGTTCGCGCCGATCAGCCACGAGACGTGCGTGTGCCGCAGATCATGAATCCGCGGACGCTTCGGTAGTCCCTTCTCAACGGCGCTCTTCACCGCCGGCATCCACTTCCGGTTGTAGAAATTCGCGTGCCGCCACGCCCCGCCCATGGCCGCCCGGAACACGAACCCCGCCGGCGGCTGGCCGACCACCAGGCGCCGCGCCATCTCCACCTGCGCGGGGGACAGGGCCAGCACGCGCCGCGCTTTCCGGGTCTTCGGCGGCCCGAGGTAGAACGCCGCCTCAGAACCCTTCTTCGCCTTCTTCCAGGCCCGTTGCACGGACACCGTGGGCCGGTCGGCGGTTAGGGCCAAGTCGCGCACCTGGAGGGCCGTAGCCTCGCCCCACCGCATCCCCGTGCTGACGAGCCAGTCGGCGAGGTCCCGGGCCGCGGGATCCTTGATCTCCGCAGCTATTCGCGCGTACTCGTCGTGCTCCAGGAAGCACATCTCCTCCTCGGTGTGGTCGTCCACCCGAGGCAGGCTGGTGCCCTTGCAGCAGTTCGTAGTCCGTAGCTGCGGCTCGGCCTCGACCGCGGCCTGAACGATGCACCACAAGAGGCCGTGGCGGTTCGCGATCGACTTCGGGTCGGCGGGCCGCCGCGCCCACTTCTCGGCGTCCCCCTCGTCCGGCGCCCCCTTCTCCTCGGCCCGTACCCAGTCCTGAATGTCATCGGCCGTGAGGTTGCAGATGGTCGCCGGAGTCACGACGCCGGCCCGGGTGGTGTGCTGGAGAAGGGACAGGTGGATCCGGATGTCTCGGTGGTAGTCCTCGCGGGTGCGCTCGTCGATGCCCGTCAGCCGGTCGACGTAGCGGGTCGCCCAGTCGACGAAAGGGATGTCGTCGGGGTCGGTGTCCGGCTCGACGAATCCGCGGCCCTTGATCCAGCCCGGGGGCCACTCCTGGCCGTGCGCGTCCACGAGCTTCCGGAACTGATCTGCCTGCTCCGGCTCGGCGAACGACTCCGTCTCGTTGGTCCCGCCGCGTCCCCCTTGGACCCAACGGACCTGGAAGATCGAGGAACCGTCCTTGCGGGTCCGCTCTCTGATGGTCGCCAT